AGTTGTATCAAAACGCATACTTTGATGGAAGAACAATTCATCTTTGGGACGATAAATTAGGTTATAAGAAATTTTCTAATAAAAGATATGCTTATTTGCCAGATAAAAATGGTAAATTTGTTGCATTAGATGGTACCAGGGTAAAAAAAGTTTTTAGGTATGATAAAAAGGACTCTGATTTATATGAAAGTGATGTACCAGCAATTACTAGAGCATTAGTTGATAATTATACTCAAAGTGATGAACCATCAGTAGGTCATAGAACTATGATTTTTGATATTGAGGTTGAGGTTACAGAAGGGTTTCCATCACCAGTAAAGGCAGAAAATAAAATAACTGCTATTGCATTATGGGATAGTGTTACAGACGAATATTATTGTTATGTTTTAGATCCAGAGAATAAACTTGAGATTGAATCAGAAGATGGTATGTTAAAAAATGAAAATAATACTGTAGTTAGATTCAGATCAGAAGTTGAAATGTTAAATGCATTTTTTGGGAAGTATTATGAGATAAGACCAACTATTATTACTGGATGGAATATAGATAATTTTGATGTACCATATTTGTATAATAGGGCTATGCAATTATTAGGTCCTGAGATAGCTAATTTATTATCACCAATAGGAATTGTTAAATATTCCGAATATAGACAAAAATTTGAAATAGCAGGAGTATCAGCATTAGATTATTTAGGAATATATAAGAAATTTACTCCAAACGAAGTTAGTAGTTATAGGTTAGATAATGTAGGAGAAAATGAAGTTGGTCTTAAAAAAGTTTCTTATGAAGGTACTTTAAATGAATTATATGAAAATGATAGAAAAACGTTTGTAAAATATAATTTAAATGATGTCCATATTGTTGTAGAATTAGATAAAAAATTAGATTATATTGAAATATCTAGGGGGATATGCCATATTGGTCATGTACCATATGAAGATATTTATATGAGTTCTCGTTATTTAGAAGGATCTATTTTAACTTATTGTAAAAAGAGAAATATTGTAGTACCTAATAAAAACCCATATGGTAGACAGTTGATGAGTAAGAATGACAAATTTGCAGGAGCTTATGTTCAAGACCCAATTAAAGGTAGACATGAGTGGGTTTATGATTTAGATGTCACATCAATGTACCCAAGCGTTATCAGGTCATTAAATATTTCGCCAGAAACTAAAGTTGGTAAAATTTTAGGTTGGAATGCGGAAGAATTTATAAAGAAAGATAATGTAAAAACATATACGTTAATGGGGGGTACAGAGGAAATTTGTAAATATAGTGAAACGGAATTAAAGAATTATTTTAATAACACTAATGTTTCTGTAGGTTCTAATGGAGTTTTATATAGAATGGATAAAGAGGGATTGATTCCAGCTATTTTATCCCAATGGTTTAATACGCGAGTAGAATATAGAAGATTAGCAAAACAATTTCATGAAGAAGGAAATGAACAACAATTTCAATATTATGATAGACGACAATATTTACAGAAAATTTTGTTAAATTCGTTATATGGAGTATTGGGATTACCTGTTTTTAGGTTTTATGATGTGGATAATGCTGAAGCTACTACTTTGACAGGACAAGAACTTATTAAATTTAGTAAAAAACTTGTTAATCTTTATTATAATAAAGAGTTGGGAACAACTGATGAAAATTATGTTATCTATATAGATACAGATTCTATTTTTGCATCAGCTACACCATTGGTTATAAAAAGACATAAAGGGATTGATACCAGTGCTGATGCAACAATGACTCAATATATTCTTAATATTGCAGATGAAGTCCAGGGGTTTTTAAATAAAAGTTATGATTTATTTGCTAAAAAGTTTTGTAATTTAGATAAACATTATTATGAAATTAAACAAGAAGTTATTGCTAAGTCTGCATTTTTTATTGTTAAAAAAAGATATGGGATGAAAATTATAAATGAAGATGGCCGTAAGGTTAATAAAATTCAAGTTAAAGGATTGGATACTGTTCGTAGTTCTTTTGCAGTAGCTATGAAGAATCTGTTATCTGAAATTTTAGATGACATACTTGCGGCAGTACCTAAAGAAAAAATTGATGAAAGAATTTTTACTTTTAAAAAGGCAATGAAAGCTATGAATTTTGATGAAATTTCTTCACCAACTGGCGTAAAACGTATAGATAAATTTAAGTGTAGTATGGATAGAGAGAGTAGATTGCCTGTAAATGTATATGGTGGAAAAATGATTAGTACTTATTATGAAAAAGCTACACCAGTTCATGTTAAGGCTTCTATGGCATATAATGATATGATAGATTACTATAAGATAAAAAGATATCCTAAAATATCTAATGGAGAAAAGATTAAATGGGTGTATTTAAAACAAAATCCATTAAATTTGCCAGTTTTAGCATATAAAGGGTATGAAGATCCTTCCGAAATTTTGAAATATATAAAAACTTATATAGATGTAGATAAAATGTATAATCAGGCATTGAGTAAAAAGATTAATATGTTTTATCAAGCTATGGGATGGGATAACCCAGTTGATAAACGGTATACGTTAGAAAGATTTTTTTGATTTTAGATTTAATTGTTTATATATATGTATATATAACATTTTTAATTAATAAATAATAAGTAGGAGATGTAAAATAATGAATAAAACTCTTTTAGAAAGATTCATTTCAAAATATTCACTAGGAGATAATGTAACTTCAGTGGTTTGGGTTGTAAAAGATAATGTATTAAAAACTAATTTCATTACTCTTGAAAAATCATTGCTTGGTACGGTAGCTTTAGATAATTTTCAATTTGAAGATATTAGATTAGGAATTTATAATACTGCTCAACTTTCTCGTATGTTGAATGTGTTAGATGATGATGTCAAATTAACTGTTTTGAGATCAGAAGAAACTGCAATATCAATTAAGGTAGAAGATGTAAATGCTAGTATTAATTTCATGCTGAGTGATGAAAGCGTAATAACAAATGTTCCAGTTATGAAGAACGAGCCCGAGTTTGCTTTAACACTAAAAATGGATAGTAATTTTATGGCGAGATTTATATCTGGTAAAAATGCTTTAACAGAAAAAGAAACATTTACAATAGTCACAGATAAGGATAGAGAAACGTGTAATTGTGTTATAGGACATTCTACTATTAATACAGATAGAGTAACTATTCCAATTACGGTTGAAGATTTTGCAGATTTAGATCTGTTATCTTTTAATGCTACTTTATTTGGTAGAATTTTACAAGCTAATAAAGAATGTAGTAGTGGAAAATTAGAAATTTCTACACAAGGATTATCTAGAGTTACATTTAAGGTTGATGATTATTATGCAGTTTATAATTTAGTAGCGACACAAAATGCGGACTGATCATATATACAATTTAGATTGTATAGTAGGTCTTAAGAATCATATATTAGATGAATCTATAGATCTTTGTGTTACTTCACCACCATATAATGTTGGTATAGAGTATGATAATTGGAATGATACTTTAAGACTAGAAGATTATATGCAATTTTCAAAAGATTGGTTAACAGAAATTTACAGAGTGTTAAAACCAGATGGAAGGATTGCAGTAAATATACCATATGAAGTTAATATGAAAAAGTTAGGTGGACATCATAGAATATATTTATCATCCGAATATCATCAAATTATGAAAGATATAGGATATGGGTTTGCAGGAGTTGCGGATTTGGATGAAAAAGCACCTCAAAAGACAAAATATTCTGCATGGGGGAGTTGGCTATCAGCTTCAGCACCATATATGCACAACCCAAAAGAATGTGTATTGATAGGTTATAAAGACCAATGGAAAAAGCTAGAAAAAGGTAAATCTTATTGGACTGATTCAGATGAAGATAAGAAAGGATTTATGGAAGTAGTATCTGGTATATGGGGTTATTTTGCAGAAACTCGTGGAATGACAGAGGCAAATTTTAGTCTTGATATACCAGTTAGAGCTATTAAATTTATGACTTATGAGAACGATATAGTATTAGATCCATTTATGGGTAGTGGAACAACGGCAGTTGCTGCAGTAAATCTTGATAGAAAATATATAGGATTTGAAATTTCAGAAAACTATTGTAAGACATCAAGGTCTAGAGTTTTAAAAGAAAAGATAAAGATAGAAACTGTTGAGAAGGGGTTTGAATTTTGGAAATAGAACATCACGGTATTTGGAATGAAAAGTATCGACCGACTTCATTAGATACTTATATCGGGAATGAACATTTAAAGTCTAAAGTTAATATTTTTATAGAAACTAATGATCCCCCACATTTGTTATTTTATGGTAGGTCTGGTACAGGAAAAACTACGCTTTCAAAAATTATTGCAAATTCTATAGAGTGTGATTCTCTTTACATAAATGCTAGTGATGAAAATAGTGTAGATGTAGTTAGAGAAAAAATTAAAGGATTTGCATCCACATTAGGATTTCAGGCGTTAAAACTTATTATTTTAGATGAGTGTGATTACATTACACCAAACGCTCAGGCAGCTCTTCGTAATTTGATGGAAACGTTTAGTAGACACTGTAGATTTATATTGACTTGTAATTATGTGGAAAGAATTATTGATCCAATACAATCGAGGTGTCAATCATTCCAGATAGTACCACCATCAAAAAAAGAAGTAGCTGTTCATTTATCAACAATATTAACTAATGAAGATGTAAAATTTGGAGTAGATGATATAGCTACAATTGTTAATGGAGCATATCCTGATATAAGAAAGGTTATAAATACATCACAAAGACAGGTTATAGATGGTGTTTTGCAGGTGGATGACAGAGAGATTATTTTAAATGATTATAAGTTACAGATATTAGAAGTTTTAAAATCTGGCAAAACTAAAAAAGAAACTTTTACAGAAATAAGACAAATACTGGCAGACGCAAAAGTTACAGATTTTGCAGATTTTTTCAGACTACTATATGATGAGGTTGATATTTATGGTAGCGGACATATAGCAGAGGTTATTTTGTTGATAGCTAAATATGAGCAATCAGATAGTCAGGTTGTAGATAAAGAAATAAATGCAATGGCAATGTTAATTGAAATTTTACAGGAGATACGATGAAAGAAGATAAATATTGGGGAGAATCACCAAAAAAGAGTATTACAAGTAGTAAACTTAATGGTGGCCCCAAAGAGGAAAAACATATATCAGTTCATGAAAATAAAATTTATTACTATGCTGGAGTAAATAGAGATAGTGCATCAGAATTAAATAAAAAATTAGGAGAACTAGAATCTAAAAGTTTGACACTTGGACACAATTTAGATATAGAGCCTCCTATATTAAAAATATTGGTAAATTCAGGTGGAGGTTCAATTACTGCGGGTATTTCATCAATGGATAGTATACTTAGAAGTAAAGTTCCAGTTCATACTTATGTAGATGGATTCTGTGCAAGTGCAGCAACATTTATTTCAATAGTAGGTGAGAAGCGATTTATGAGTAGAAATTCTTATATGTTGATTCATCAATTATCTACAACTTTTTGGGGTAAGTATTCTGAGTTTGAAGATGAGAAACAGAATCTTGATTTAATGATGAAAACGATTAAAAATGTATATAAAGAATATACTAAAGTTCCAATGAAAAAACTAGATGAAATATTAAAACATGATTTACTGTGGGATGCAAAAACTTGTAAAGCTCTGGGATTGATTGATGAAATAATTTAGAGGTTATAAAATGAATGTTTTAGTTATAGGAGATAGTTGTGAGGATATTTTTATTTATGGAGACATAGAAAGAATAAGTCCTGAAGCACCTATCCCAGTTTTTAAACCAACACACGAAGAATCAAATGGCGGTATGGCAAAAAATGTTTCCAATAATGTTGAAGCATTAGATATGTACATCCATACTGTAACAAATAAAAATAGTATTAGAAAGATAAGATATGTAGAAAACCGTTCAGGTCAAATGGTTTTACGGGTAGATGAACATGATAGTTGTGAAAGAATTGATAAAAATTTATTAAGTGGTCTTGTAAAAAATAAATTTAAAAGACCACCATTTGGATTTGATTCACAAGTAGAAGACCATTATGATGCAATCATTGTTTCAGATTATTGTAAAGGATTTTTAGAAGAAGAAGATATTAAACATATTTGTGAAAATAATAATAATGTGTTTATTGATACTAAAAAGAAACTTGGTGAGTGGGTTAAAGACGCAGATTACATTAAGATAAATGAATTAGAATATAAAAAGAATCATGAATTACTATCAGATAAGGGATTTGAAGAAAAACTTATTGTTACGTTGGGTAGTAAAGGATGTAGATACAATGGAAAAGATTTTCCAGTAAAAGGAGTTCCTGTTAAAGATGTGAGTGGAGCAGGAGATACTTTTATTGCAGGATTAGTTCGTGGTTATTTAGATACAAATAGTATATATGAAGCAATTAAGTTTGCACAAGAATGTACAACAAAAGTAGTGCAGAAACATGGTG